TTCATCTCCAGTGTTGCAATCTCCAGCACATCAGGTTATAGATCCAAACGGGATAAATGGATATATTGTTCAGGGATATCCCACTTACATTTATTTAAACAGAGACATGGAAATTCATTTAGGTCACACAGGGTTCAATGAAGAATACATGCGAAACACTATCGACGAGTTATTATAATGTGGAAAGTATATAAAGAACATAATGGTTATGTACAAGGAGAGTTAGTAAGTAAACACTCCTCAGAGGCTGCTGCCCTAAAGGCGGCTGCTAAAAGTATAAAGTTTTCTTTTTCCGAAAAACAAAAAAAAGAGAAAGAAGTAATGATCTGGTTGGATGATGTGAATCATTCTCCAATTGGTATCATAATAAAAAACAAAAGGGGATGATTTGGCTTCGACAGGGCAGTGAAGAGGAATAGTGCAAGCAGGTTAGATACGACCTTAACAGTTCAAAAATATTAGTTGCAAACAACAACAACCACTTTGAAGACGCTGTTCTTTTAGCAGCGTAATCAGGAGGCTGGTTAGAGCCTTCTTTCCAATCTAACCAAAACAACAGACAAGTTGTAAAAATCAAAAACTCAATGCAACAGGATGGTAAGCATTGTTTTATAACCATCTATCTTTGTCAGTAGGTGATAGAAACTGACTATGCTTGTGAATGACTACAATTGGATTTGTTCTGGACGACGGTTCAATTCCGTCCATCTCCACCATTTACATAAAAAACCCGCCATTTCCATAACTCTGGACTATTTATTACATAAGGAGTTATGTTATGGCTAAGGTTTTAATAAATTGCGAAACATGCGATAAAGAGTTTGAGAGAGAAAAAGGAGAAATTAACAGAAGCAGGAAACTTGGAAGAAAGATATATTGTTCTTCTAAATGTTCTGGAAAAGGTAACGCTCATCACTTAGGGGAGCATCTCGGTAAAGGACGACCAGAAAACCTTTTGCAAAATAATGATCTCTCTCGTAGAGATGAATACACTGAATTTAAATGGTTTATGAGAGGCATTAAGAGAAGAAGGAAACAAAGACAAAAAGAATATGATGTTGACCTGCTTTATCTAAAACAAGTTTGGAACGAACAAAAGGGAATTTGCCCTTTAACTGGTTGGAAACTTGAACTTCCAAAAGACTCAACTAACTGGAAAAATGAAGAAAATAAAATGTATCGTGCATCACTTGATAGAATTGATAGCAATAAAGGCTATATTAAAGGAAATGTAAGGTACATCTCAGTTATCGCAAATTATTGCAAAAACGCTTTTACAGATGACGAGGTTATATTATTCTGTGAGTCCGTCTATAAACAGAACAACATAGTTTAACCATCTCCACCATCTATTTATATCATGAGGGATACAATATGAATATTTTCAAATGGTCTTATTGGTATAAAAAAGACAATAAAACAGAAACTACCAAAGAGCAGTATCAAACCAATGATTCTATGGAAATTGCGCTTTGGGAAATAAAGGATGTATTTGATCTAGAAACTGAGGAAGTGGATCAAGTTGTAATCCAAAAAAGAAAATATGCTGAAATTTTTAAGTTAAGAAACAAAAAGAAATAACTTTGTTAACATCTCGTATAGATATTTTATAAGAGGTACAAATAGTGAAAATAACCATCGCATTTTATAAAGGAAAAGGTGATATTCTCAATAAAATTGTTAGATGGTGGACAAACAGCAAATACAGTCACGCCGAAATGATACTTGATGATCAAGAAACTTGGATCAGTATCAGTCCAAAGCTTCTCAGCAAGATAGACTCTACAAGAAGGTTTTTTGCTAGTCATACTGAGTGGGACTTTATACCCTTGGAAGTGACCGAGGAACAATATAAGACGATATTAGACTTCTTTAACGAAACAAGAGGAAGCAAATATGACTGGTTTGGAATGTTGCTATCTCAGTTTCTACCTTTTAGAATTAAAACAGAAAACAGATGGTATTGTAGCGAGTGGATAGCATATGCTCTCAGAATTGCTAGTGTTGTTGACTGGAAGACAATCAAAATTTATGAACGAAAAGACTTATCACCCAGCGTATTACATGATATAGTAACGAAAATAAAAGAAAATGAAAGGAAGAAAATACAAGGTTGACGAGTGGGTTTATTACGATTTCCTACCCGAGCAAGATACGACAGGCAATTATCGTAAAAAAGCAGTAATACTTTCAATATGCTCTCAGCGTGATTATTATGACTACGAGATCTATATAGAAGAAACTGGTGTATACAAGAAGGTCCGTGAGGATTCATTATTTCCAGTTGAACAATGAAATAAATTTGTAGTATTATAAAAAATACTTATTTGAGGAATAAATGAATAATCTCGTTCTTTTTGACGTTGACGGCACTTTGACTGAAGCAAGGGATGCTATCTCTGTTAGGATGCTCAAGGCACTCAGAGAGCTTTGTAGATACGCTGAAATAGGGTTTCTCACTGGTTCTGGGCTTGAATACATTAAGGAGCAGCTTTGGCCTGCTTTAAATGATCCAATTATAAAGCAAAATAGCCATCTTTTACCGTGCAATGGTACCGAATACGTTATAACTGATGGTATTGAAGAACTTATCTTTAACCACATTTCAAAAGCGTCGATGGAAGACGAAATTGGCGATGGCTCCATGAGAGAGTTGCTTAAGGTGCTTTGCGAAATGCAAGCACAAGTGGTACAAGAATACAGCATTCCCTTGACGGGCAATTTTATTCAAAACAGAGGCTCAATGGTTAATTGGTGTCCTATTGGAAGAGCAGCGAAAGGTGAAGCACGCGAAGCCTTCCTGTTATTAGATGAGCAGCTTGGTATAAGAAGAAAATATTTTGATATACTCTCAAAAGAAATTGCATCAAGAAAGATTGGCTTAACTTTGAAACTTGGCGGTGATACGTCATTTGATATTTATCCAAATGGTTGGGACAAGACATATGCTTTCAAACACTTTAATGAGCACGACTGGAATTTTTGGTTTGTTGGAGACCGATGTTATCCGCAAGGAAATGACTATGAAATATTCGAGCATCTCAAGCATACCGGTCGAGCGTTTGAAACGTCTGGCCCTCAAGAAACAATAGAAATAATAGATTTTCACATCTTAAGAGACATGTTATAAGGAGTTTAAGCATGAGTGAAGAAACAAAAACAGTAATGGTATCAGGAGGCTTCGATCCTGTACATGTCGGACACATCCGAATGATTCGTGAAGCGGCTCAATATGGAGATGTGATAGTTATTGCTAATTCTGATAACTGGTTACATAGAAAAAAGGGCTTTGTTTTTATGGAGTTTGAAAAAAGGTCTGAAATTTTGAGCGCACTCAAGGGTGTTATCTTAGTCGATTCTGTCGATGATACTGATGGTACAGTCTGTGAAGCAATTCGTCGTCACAAGCCAGATTATTTTGCTAATGGCGGTGACAGGGGAAAGAAAAACACCCCCGAACAAGACGTTTGTGAAGAAATGGGAGTAGAATTACTGTGGGGTATTGGCGGAGACTACAAAGCAGACGCCTCTTCAACACTAGTAAACAGGTTCAGAAAAGAACAAGAAAATGTAGAAGTTGCTCCACAACGCTCGAAAATTAAACACTCTGGAAGGTAGGTGACGGTGTGCTACATAAACAAGCACTAGTTAAATTAGACGAAGGGCTCTCGTTTATGGACTATATAACATCCAATACTAAAACTTTGAAGCTAGACTCGTCTTACAGGCCGCTTGAGATAGTTGATGCTCTCGAAGCCCTAGTTTTGTGCATAATAGGAAAAGCGCACGCCATCGAAACTTACAAAGAAGAAGTCAGATCTGTTTCAGAGTCTTTCAAACTTCCAGCAGTGATAGTCTTAACGAGATATGTAAAACTTCGTTTTCACTCCATGACTCCAAATAGGGCAAATATTATTTGGCGAGATCAAAACACATGCCAATATTGCTCAAAAGAATGCGAAAGCAAAGTTTTAACAATAGATCATGTTATACCTCGTTCAAGAGGCGGTGAAAACACTTGGAAAAACTTAGTTGCTGCTTGTAAGAAATGCAATCAAAAAAAAGGAAACAGAACTCCAAAAGAAGCTAATATGGTTTTACTACGAGAACCAAAAAGACCAAAATCAAACGTTCTTAGAACAGTAAGCAAAAAACAAATTAGTGATTTATGGAAAAACTATTTATGGGAAACAAATGAAAACTAAAAACAAAGTTTGCTATCTATCAGAATTAGGACACAGAAACTTTCAATATCCTAGTAATAAGAAAGCAATAATGAAATCTGAATGTAAATACGAAACACTTGCTTGGGTTCATGGAAGTAGAGATTTAAAACCTGTAAAGGTAAATGTGTCGTGTATTATTCCAATGGAACTTGACAACGATCCAGCCTATGATATATTGAAAGATAGCAATGAAAACAAAAACATTGTTGTTTGGATAGAAAAATAATAATTTCATAGGAGAAAAAATGTCTATTGTAACAAAACTTCAATCACTTAACCTTGCAGACGATGCAATGATTCATCTTACATACGAAGAGGGAGCAGATGTATTCGTACATAATGATACAGAAGTAGAGGATGCAATCAACGAAACTAGCGTTATTTATGAGTTTGCTTCACTCGTTGCTCAAACAAAGTTGGATGTTAGAAATCGTTGGTCTGGAAATATTCTAGAGCACCTTCGCAACGAAAGTTATCTTGATGATTATGAGCGTGGAACATACGGTTTTGAGAATTTTATTGCCGAAACCATCCGCGATAACTTTTACGATGTTGATCTAATTGAATATTCAACTGAGAAGTATGACCACAAGCGCGGCTTCACTACCCTTACAGCAGAAGTTGACATCCCGTTTGCTAACTTCGTACAGGTTAACCCAAACATTACTGGCTGGAAGGTTTCAGTAGAAACAGACAACGGCACTTTGACTTTCGACGCATAGTGCGCGCTGTCCTGCTCGCGCATTCAATAAGCGGGAGGGGGCTGCCCGACCCAAACGTAGGCAGAGGTTTACGGTTATCCTAGTTCTAGACAAAAAACCGTTTCTTTTAAAATAACACATATATACTTATGTGGAAACAGTGGTAGAACTAACAGTACTGGCGTTAGCCATGTTCTTGGTTGCGTTTTTTTGTATGAAGACGTTAGTAGTTCCAAAAAACACAACTACCGCTATGAATAAAATTTATGAAATCGAAGAGACGCTATACCAAAAACGATAAAGTTTTGGTTAAATCATTTGCTGGACCTGACGTATGTGTCCGCCTTGTTAAACGTTATCTACCGTCTAAAGCCGAACATAAGCTTGGTGTTGAAGGATGGGAGGCAATTATAGAAGACAGTAAGGAAGTTAACAAGTTGCGCTCTCATGGTGTACCATATAATAAACAAGAAAAACCGAAAGTATGGGTGTTTGATAATCAAATAATAAAAAGATGTCACTAATTAAACCAGAAGGTCATTTATGCCCCCAAAAAAGAATTATGTGCTAGACACTAGCGTTTATTTAACTGAAGCTAGTTCTATTTTTAAATTTGAAAATCACGACATCTTCATTCCACTTAAAGTTCTCGAAGAGGTTGACGGACACAAAAAAAGACAAGACTCGGTTGGTTCCAACGCAAGACACTTTATCAGAATACTTGACGAGTTAAGAGCAAAAGGTTCCCTTGAAAAAGGTGTAAGAATAGATAAGGGCTTGGGTATGGTAAGAGTTTTATCTTATTCGTCTTTGGATAATGTTATATTTCCACCTGACTTAGATCTACGTCTCCCAGACCACACGATAATAGCGACTGCAATGGCTGCTCAGATGCTTGAGCCAAAACGAAAGACTGTTCTTGTTTCAAGAGACATCAACATGAGAGTTATTTGTGATTCTCTTGGGCTTCAAGCAGAAGACTACACATCGGAAGAAGCCGTAACGTCTTCTGATGAACTTTATAACGGCTTTGTGGTTCAGCCAGTCGATGACCAGATAATTGATAGGTATTATGCTGGCGAGGATGTTTTCATTGATGAAGAAGACATTCAGGAGCCTTGGTATCCAAATCAATATGTAATGCTAGTATCAAACGAAAATGAAAAGAAGTCTGCACTTGCTCGGTTTAAGAGTCATCACGAGCCATTAGAAAATGTTATTCACAAAAACATACCAGACTGGAAGATCGATGCTAGAAACAAAGAACAAGCATTTGCTATCGATATGTTGATGGATCCAGAAATAAAAATAGTTTCATTAGTTGGTCGTGCAGGCTCAGGAAAGACTTTGATGGCTATTGCTGCTGGTCTGCAACAGACAATAGGTTTACGAAGCGAGAATAACCACTACAACCGCCTTATTGTGTCTCGCCCGGTACAACCCCTTGGAAAAGACATCGGATATCTTCCAGGCACCATGGAGGAGAAAATGCTACCATGGCTGATGCCTATTCAGGATAACCTCAAGTTCTTGATGGGCGATCGAACATCTCTTGAAATGTATATGGAAAAAGGAAAGATTGAACTCGAAGCCCTCACCTACATCAGAGGT